TCGTATTAAATTTATTGGTTAAAATCCCGCCTTCGCAAAGCACCTTAACGTTACCAGCAATACTAAACAGACCGCATAAACGAAAAGATATGTTCGACTATTCCAACAGTCCAACCATCGCCTATTAAGTTGCCAGCTTGTGCTTTATTTAATTTTCTTGTATATCCTAAAGGGATATTGTGTAATTTTTCTAATTCATTTTGAGTGCAATATCTTACACCTTTACTTTCGTCCATTTTTTCATCTGTATAAATTATAGTTGTCATTCTAGTAGTTGCATATCTATGAAGCATATATCTTTGATTTGCATCTCGGCCACAACTTGTATTTAAACAAGTATGTTTTTGTTTGTCAGAATAACCATATTCTAAAACATCATTTAAAGATATTTTTTTATCTTTCGGTTGTGGTATTGCACATTTTCTGTTACCAAACAAATCAAAACTTTCAGGCCCAATATTAGTCCAAAACAATCTATCTCTTAAGGCTCCAGAAACTCTTGCACCATTTAATCGTACAGGTTCAGTTCCTAATAAATCAGAAATAGTATTATATCCTAAATCGTCCATTATTACATTTTCAAGTAAATAGTAAGTTGGTTTTGTTTCCTCAAGTAATCTAATGTATTCATAAAATAACATTGATTTCATTCCTTTTAAACCATCCCTTACACTATTTGCTCTACTAAAATCTTGGCAAGGACTGCCACCAATTAATAAATCTATTTTTGGTAAATCTTGGCCTTTTACTTTTGTTACATCTCCAATATGTTTAGTATTTGGAAAATTGTCTTTTGTACATTGTATTGCGTGTTTTTTTATTTCACTTGCAAAATAGTTATCTACTTTTATACCTAAATTATCAAGTGCAATTTGTCCGCAACTCATACCATCAAATAAACTTAATACATTCATAAAATAATTTGTTTTAAAAATCCGTACTACTGGCAACAATCAATAAACAATAGTGGCCGAAATTATGTAACCGCATAGGCCACCATCGTTTATTTTTAACGTTAAATGCAAGTTTAAACCAACTGCACCCAACCCATTTTTATTAATTCATCAACTGAATATTGCATATAAGGTACTGCGTAACCTTTTGAGCGTAAAAAGTCAACTTCACTTTGGTCTAAAAAACCAATAGATTTATAATCTTCTAAAAATTGATTTGAACTTTCGTAGTTTCTTTCTAAACCTCTATACATTGAAATAGCGTCTTCATCAGTTATTTTTGAAATTGGTTTTAATTCTAAATGATAATTAGATAATTGATTTATCAAAAAAACAGTTGTAGTATTGATAGCTTGAGAATTTGGATATTTAGTTTCTTTAGCTACTATTTGATCAAAATACTGACAAAAAAACCTGCATTTAACAGTCGTTTTGTCTAATGGCTCGGCTTGGGTATTATCTGAAATCATAATCTTTAAATTTAATGTTAGTGTATTTCTATAAAGTCTAGTCTTAAATCAACGCCATTAGACAAAGCGACCGAACGTTATGTGAGATTACCGATGAAGTCTAACCCATTCGACACGCTCTCCGATTATATTAACATAATCAGCTTTATGAATATTACAAAGTGTTGATTCGTATATTCTAACTTTATTTTCCAATTCTTTTATTTTATTTTCTAAAGGATTAACTTCACTTTCATTTGATTTATTACTTTCAAATTCAGTGTATTCATACTCCATTTCTGAGATAGATATTATTTTTTTAACTAAATCATCTGTAATTATTTCATCCTGTAATACATTTTCAAGACTTTGTTTCCAATATTCTAAATTTTTCATATTATAATAATTAAATTAAAAACCTCACATAACAGGTGTTTGGCAATATGGCGGAAACATACACATCGCTTACCGCCACATCGTCAAGCACCAAAACGTTATCCATCCACAATACTCACAAAGTCATCCCATGTTAATTTACTGTATTTTGGATATGATTTTCTAAGTATATCAATATAAATTTCACGTGATGCCAAAGAGTAAACATAAACATCGAAAAAGTGATTTTCTACATCGCTATTTTTCTTTTTCCACGCATAACCAATTTCGATATCGCCTTTCATAAGCGGTACTCGATGCTCCGCTTCAAAGTGTGAAAAATAACTTTTCATTGCATATTTACCCATTGATGACTGCGGAAAATTCATAAACCCATAAGGCTGGAATCCATCCATTCCCATTGCTAGTTTCATGTTTGATGCTAAAATATCTTTTAATTGATTTACTTGCAATATATAAAGACTGTTTTGCATTTCACGTGAACGTTGGATAACTGGCGTGTCTCGGTTCAATTTTCGATATTCATCTTCGGTATAACCTTTCACACCAACGACAACAGCATCCGTTACACCTTTAATAAAATCATACGCCAAACGTGTAAAGAATCCAGTATCAATAACAGTAATATCAATGTTATAAGCATCGCCAGACTGTCCAATATAATTTTTATCAATCAATTTTTTTAGCACCGGCCAAACAGAAAATCGTTGTCCATGTGAATAAGTATATTTATCTCTTTCCGATTCATTAGAACGCTCTAAATTGGTTTTTTTTCTGTTTCGCTTAAATGTACCTATCGAACCATGATTAACGCTATAAGTTTGTCCGTTTGAAGCGTGTGCAATTAACTCCCAATCTAATCTTACATCCTCGTTGTTGGTTTCCATAACTCCACCCAAATCACAAGCCAACGTCAATAAGACAATCCTACCGTTTCCATCGTTTTTACAAGTTACATCCGGCACCACACCAATATCATAAGAACGTACATTATTTGTCATCATTTCATTAACTCTCGGAGTTTTACCCAACTCTTGCCACGTTTGCCCTAATTGAGTGTTTTTAAAAGTTTTCAACTTTCCATCGTCAATCCTTCCGTCCGGAGGACAACACTCTAACCATTGATAAACCAAATCCACCCAACTATCAAATCCAGGAGGAATAACCAAAGCGTTTAATTGATAACTCCGGTAACTTGGTTTTTTTGGTTTTGCCGTTGGAATCCATTTAGCCGTTAAATTCAAATCGTACTTTTGAGAATAATCAATTTTTCCACCGCAATTCTGACATTCATAATGAACGCTTTCCGGTATCAATTTTTTTTCTTCATCCAATTCATATTTTATTCCGGCAAAAGTTTCATCCTCTTTTTCAATTCGCCACTCAATAGGAATGTAATTTTCGCAATGTGGACAACACCAATTCAATTTTCTTTTGTCTCCAAGTTCATAAACTTCTTCAATGTTACTTTGGCCGGCCACCGTTGGAGACGATATGTAACAAATCTTTTTTGTTGATCCGAATGACTTTGCTCTGTTTTCTAAAAGAGAACGAATAGAACCCTCTTTTTTATCCGCTCTCGGTGCATCATCAAATTCATCCGCAATGATAAATTTTGCTGAATAAAATCTTAATCGTCTAGGATTGTAGGTTGCTCCGGTTAATGAACCTCCGGCAAATTCCTTTTTAAAATCCGTATCACCAGATTTTTGATTTTTCTTTTTGAAAACATTAGGTCGGATTAAATGCGATAAACCTGAATTTTGAATTATCGGGTCAAGTCTATCCCTAACCGTATCTTGTACTAATGTTTCAGAACCTGACAAAAACAAAATATTTGATGGAGTTTCTGAAATTATATAAGGTATGATTGTTGTAACTACACCGGCTGTAAATCCCGATTGTGAACATTTCATAACGGCTACACACTCGACATCACTATTTACACTCAAACAATCAACTACTTCTTTTGTATAAGGTGAACGGTCGTAACTAAAAAAACCGGGATAGCGACTTTCTGCACTTGTTAAGTAAATATTTTTTTCAATCCATTCACTTGGTTCTAATCTTACATTTCGATAAGAATAGATTTTTTCTTGAATTTTGAAAATGGATTTTTTGAATATTTCGTTTAGCATTGATTAAACGTTAAATGTTTTTAAAGGCTTTTGAACTATTTCAGGGTATTGTAAAAGAATAATCTCAATTTCGTTTTTGATGTGTCTTAATTCATCACAAACCTTGTCTGTTTTTGGTTTAAATTCAAAAGAGTTATAACCGTCAACTAATCGATTATATTCCTCTTGCGGTGTTTTAGGTTGAAAATTTGAAATAAATTTTATCATTTTTTGTTCTTTTATGATTATTAAATAATTTAAAAAAGCCACTATTTGAGCCAATGCCATTATTACAACAAAAAACCAATCACCAATCCAGTAAAAGAAAAAGTAAACTGACATATACCAGAAATACAATCCCGATTTGCTTTTAAATATTTTTTCCATTGTTTTAAAATTTATGTTCAGATTTGTAAAGACTACATTTACTTCCTTTTGGTTTTACCAAAGTATTTTTTTCATTAATCCAACAACCGCATTTGAACTTTTTTTCGGGAGTTTCTTTTTTTGCTAAATTATTTTTTATAATTGTTTCTGCATTTTCAAATGGTTTAGAAGCAAAAAAAATCTTTTTTTCTATTTTTCTTTTTGGTGGAGGCGGTGGGTTTCTCATTGTAGGAACGTTTAATTTTCTTTTGGGTTTATTCATTTCTGAAAAATCTACGTTCACAACTTCAATCAAAGAATAAGTTTTCAATCCTATTCCAACAATCTTTAAAACATCAACCATTTTATTGAAACGAATTTCAGATCCTTGCTCCCATTCGTAGATGCGTTGGACTTTTAAACCTAATAATTCTGAAAGCTTTTGTTTGCTACCAGCTTTTTCTATTGCTAATTTAAGTAGTTCGGATTGGGTCATAATTTTAGTTTTATAGCTAACACTTCTAAACAAGATGATGACTCTATTATAACACCATTTTTCAAAGCGTTTACTTTGTGTTGGTTCACACCTTTTACCTGATAACCATTGATTTCGATTAGTTTTTTTAAGTTTTCCATTGTTATTATGTTTAATTGATTATTCTATAAAACGTTTCGCCTTCATTTTGGTTGTTTTTTAGACCCGATTTTTTTCCTTGTAACATATCTTTTTCTTTTTCTATTGTATATTTGTTTTTAAAGTTTTCTTTTAAAACATCGTTTAATGGATAAATTCGACTGCCTATGTTTAAAACAAAACTAGAATTAGGTTTTAATGCGTGCATTGTTTTTTGAATCATAGGTAGAAAAAATAAATCACACCATTGTTCAAAACTTTTATATCTATTATACGAGTTTGTATCTTCACATCCATATTTTTCAGTATCATAATATGGAGGACTTGTAAACGCAAAATCAAAATAATTAATAGGTAATACAGAATCCTCAAAAGGCAAGTTTTGTATATTATATTCAAAATGTTCATTTCTTTTTTTTATCCAATCACCCAATTCTAAAAGACCTTTAAATGTTTTTGTGTATGGCTCAAAACCGTGATATTCTGAAACGACAGTACTAAAACCAATCATTCTACCACCCCAACCGGCACAAGGGTCTAATACTTTTGAATTTAATCCATTGCAGTATTTTAAAGCGAGTTTCCTGGCAATTATAGGATGTATTTCGTTTACATATTGAACGCCATTTATATTAAATGCTAATATTTGATATAACAATTCTCCATATCTACTTTTATAATTGTCGCCCTTTTGCTTTCTTTCGTGTAAAATCATCCTTGCCAATCCATTTAAAAAATTAAAATCTTTTAACGCCTCATAACAACTTAATTTACTCTTCCCCGCTATTGTGTCAAGTCTATGTGCATTGAATAAAAGAGATGTTTTTTGGCAACTATTTAAACCAAAAAAAAGTTGATGATATTCTAAAGTTTCATAAAAGTCGTTAGTAATAAAATTAACTAAAGAATCAATAGTTAATTTATCATTAAAAACTAAAGAAAGTTCATTTTGTAAACTCTCTCTTTCTGGTTTGTATTGCTGTATTTCTTTTTCACCAAATAAATTTTGTATTTGTAACATATTGTTTTTTTAATAAATTACATCCCCCATTACTGGGTTAAATTTTCCAAAAGCTTCTTTTACTTTTTTAGTAAACCAATCGGCTACAACCCCTTCTTCATTAATTACTGATTTAGGAAACCAACACTCTACTAAATAACCAGTATTTAAATTTTCTTCTCCATTTACACCGTAAACTATTGTAGGTCTGTTTTCGTTAAACTTAAAACCAACTACATATTTAATTGCTTTTTCTGTTTCTGATACTAAAGTGAAGTTTTGAGTTGTCATAATTTCTAATTGTTATTGTTTGATGGTGTAAAATTACGAAATTTCGTAAACCTACCAAATTTTCAAACAACTATTTTACGAAATTTCGTAAACTTTAACATTTACCTATCTTTTTTCTCCTCTCCCCCTCGAATCCTGATAAGTCGAAATAGCTTGCTCCAGTTCGTAATTAGCTTCTTTTTTAGCTTTTGAAATAACAATGTCCATTGACTTATCTAACATCGCATTAATTTCAACTAAGTCTTTACGGTTGCCTCCAAACCTCTCAATCAATATCGATGTCATGTTTTCTCTTTCAGTCCTAAACCCCTTTAAAATAGCTTGAATATTGATAACAACTATCTTTTCAACTAAATCCACCGGCAAAAGATTCCCAGCCATTTTTTCCAATTGAATACGCTTCAATTCCGATTCTCGTTCCTTAGCCTCAGCAGTTGCCAGCTTTGTCCGTAAATCAATATCCGCATATTGTTGCTGGCTTGCCGTCAATCCAGTAGGACGTTCAGCGACTTTTTTTGATTTTACGCTTTTAGATTCTACATTTTCAATCGTTCCATTGTTTATTTTCAATTCCATTTCTAAAATAAACAACTTGTTTTTATCGATTTCAGTATCAATGTAGCCGTCTGAATCCTTTTGCAACTGCTTTCTATGAACGTAACTTTTTACAGTACTTTCCTTTATTCCATAAGCGGTTGCGAACTGTCTTAACTTATATTTTGCCATAATTTTATCGTTTTGCAACCACAAATTTAATCATTTAGGTTGCATTTAGGGTTGCAACTTTCAAAAAAGGTCTATGATTGTACAAATCGGGGTT